GATGTGGTGGCGAGCGTCGCGTAGGTGTTGGCTAGCACCGAGGCGCCTGCGTTGAGGCTGATGGCGCCCGCGCTGACAGGGGCAGTCATCGTGAGGAGGCTCTGCATCCACTTGTTGTTCGCCGCTACCGCCGTGCCGACGAAGCGGTCGGTGAACAGCGGGGTGTCGCGCCCAACGTCCATTCGCTCGTCGGTGAAGACGAGCTGGTCGCCAAACTCGTCGGTGATTTGCAGTCCGCCGTCGGCGACGACGCGAACGGTGCCGTTGACGGTTACGTCGGCGAGGGCCAGTGTCGAAATGAGTGAAAGAATGAATGAAAGGCGCATGGTCAGACTCCCTCTCGTGCGGGCCAACACCACTTACCGCGAGCGTCTTCCGACCCCGCTGCGGCTTCGGTGAACTCGCACGATGCAAGGTCGAACGCGCCGGTCTTGTAGAAGACGTGGAGCGACACCGTGCCATCGGCGTTGAGTCCGGTGACGATGGCGGCCTGCACCGTCGGCGGGTACTTCCCGTCGCGGTCGCCGAGGTTGGTGTAGTGGACGATTCGAGCGATTGAAGGCTTCATGACTAGTTCCCGATGCAGACGAAGGGCATGGCGCCCCAGTGTGAGCCGTGGCGCGGCTCCGCGCGGACGACGAAAGAACCCGAGCTTTGCGAGAGCACTGTGGTGACGAGGCCCTCAACGCTGGCCTCCTCGCCCGTGGGCGTGCAGACGATGACGCTTGAAGGCGTGACCCAAGCTGCCGTGACGGTCGTGCGCGCGTCGAGCGAGCCACCGTCAAACGAAGCTGAGCCAGATGCCGTGTTGACAGAGCCGCCGCCGCCGCCCGAGGCGTTGACGATGAGTTGCCCCGGCGTCGAGGTGTCCAGCGTGACGTTCGTCCCTGCCGTCAGCACGCGCTCGTTGGTGGAACCGACCGACGTCCAGACGACGTACCCGCCATCAACCGGCGCGCCTCCACCGCCACCCCCGCCCGAAGCGTTGAGCGTCAGCACGCCGCCGTCGGCAGTGCACGTCATGCCGCTGCGGCAGTCGATGGCCCACTGTCTCCACTTCGACAGGCGCGCGCCGCTCTGCCGGCCGTCGATGGGCTGGAGGTTCAGGTTCGGCGTCAGGGGCTGCGCCTGGGAGAGCACGAATGCGAGGAAGGCAGCGGTCATCGCGTCCTCCCCATCGAGAGCGTCTGGCCACCCATGCGCGAGAGCACCGTCACGCGCACGTCCCCGCCCGCGCCGCTCATCGTCCCCACCACGTCAAACTCGGCGGTGGCAGGCAGACTCACCGTGACGACTGCCGAACCGCTCGGGCCAATGCCGAGCAGGTCCGGCATCGTCGAGTCGGACATGCCGTTGCCGGGGTCGAGCCTCGAGCGAAGCGTGCCGTTGAACGTCTGCGTGCCGTCGAGGTTCTCGACCTGCACCGACACAGACTCCATCGCGCCCACCGTAAGCGCAGGAAACAGCGGTGTCGTCGTGGGTGCGACCGCGACGACGGTGGGCTTCACGCGAACGGCCATCGGTCACTCGTCCATCAGGAACAACTCACGGCTCTCGCTCTGAGTCAAGCCCGTGTCGTCACTTCGCCTCTCCTCTACCTTGCGCTGCTTCTCAAGCGCGGGCGGCTCGGGCGGGAAGAACTCGACCTGAAGAATCGTCATCCCGAGGCCGAACGTCACGTTCTTCGCGCCCAGGGCGCGCACCTTCGCGAGCAGCTCGAGCTGGTCACCAGTCGTCATTGCGGCTCTCCTGTTCGTCCTCGTACCACGGTTTCCGGCCCTTCGTGAGTTCCTTCAGCGCCTGCTCTTCGTAGGCGTCAGCTTGGTGTGGCCCGACGCGCTTCGGCTTGACCTCCCGAGGGAGGAAGTGGAACGCCGCTCGGTGGGCGTACAGGCCGGCGTCGGCGCAGTGGTTCGGACACGACGGGTCCTCGGTCGGAGGTGCGTCTGGGTCGTTCGAGTTCGGCCAGTCCGGGTCGCGCATCAACCCCGCGAGCTCTTCCTGAAGCGGGCTGCCCGGCCGCACCTTCACCTTGCCGGTTCGGAGGTCGTCGTTCAGCAGCATTACGTGCGCGTACTTGCCGCCCTTCTGAGCGGCCTCGAATGGCCGAGTGTACCGGTTCATCACGTCGTCCACGTATGCACGACCGCCGCCCTGCGTGTCGGCGACCTGCTTGACGAACTGCAAGCCCTTCTCCTTCTCGTGCTGCTCGATGACGGACATCACCTCGTGCGAGAGCGCGCCGGACTGCTTCCATGAGAACACCTCGTAGAGCGTCGGGTCGTCCTCGTGCCAACCCCAGCACACGAGCGCCATGTCGTCCTTGCCGCCGAGGTCCCAACCCAGGACGTGGCTCCAGCCCCGCCCCCACGGCTGCACCTTCCTCGGGTCGTAGGTGTTTCGCAGGGTGTCGAAGGCGTAGTAGAGCGCCCCGACGTCGTTGACCCATCGCCCGAGCCACTCGCGCAGGTAGGTGGGGTTGTCGTCCGTCCACCCCTTCGCCGTCTTGATTTCCTCCAGCTCCTCACGCGCGTGAGGGATGTAGGGGTTGTCGAGCATCGTCCAGCGATGGACCTCGAACATCGAAACGTCCTTGGGCCCCTTGGACTGCCAAACCTGCGCTACGTCCTCGCCGCCGGTGATGTCCCACCAGTACCCGGTGCAGATGGGACCGGGCGTGCCCTCGAGGTACACCGTGCCGCGGGTGTCGATGAGGGAAGGGCGGATGACGTCCTCGACGAGCGGCTTGAGCAGCGAGCCGAAGTTCTGGCTCTCGAGCACAATCTCGACCCACGTCGAGTCACCGCGCTTCTTCTGGACCTCCTTGTCCTTGTCGGCGCCGACGAGCCGCACCTCGGAGCCGTTCTCGAACTTGAAGGAGAGCTCGACCTCGTGGGGCTTGTGCTTGATGCCCTGCCGGCCGAGCAGGTACTGGAACCGCTGCCAGAGAAGTTCCTTCGTTCGCGCTCGAGCGTGGCTCCACACGCGCACCAGGCTCCGCGGCCTGATGAGGGCCTTGGCGGTGGCGATGCGGGGCCACATGTCCGTCTTGCCGGCTCGGCGCGAACCGATGACCGCAAGGTTGCGGCTCGGCGAGTCGGCGAACCGCCGCTGCTTGTCGAAGAGCTCGCCCAGAATCTCGCCGGCCACGCCATCGGCCTGCTGGCGAAGCTCCTTACGACGGGCGAGCTCTTCGAGCGCGAGGCGGCGGTCCATCGGTCACTTCCCCGAGGGCTTGACGGGAGCCGGAGCGGCGGGTGCGAGGTCGGCCAGGTCGCATCCCGCGGCACCCTGCGAGATGATGATAGCCTCCCCGTGCTTCGGATGGCTCCGCACGGGCACCACGACGAAAGCGCCGAGGTCCGTGTCGAGGTAGATGCTCTTCGCGTCGTTCTGCGTGGTACCGACGTTGACCGAGCTCTTGTAGCCCCCGCCGATTTGAATGGCGAGGTCCTTGGGGAAGGTGAGGCGCTTGAGTGGAATCTTCATCGTTGTGACTTCCTTCGGTAGTGCATCCAGGGGTCGAGCGTCAGTCCGCGCGACTCCGCGAACTTCTTCCCCCGCTGCGTGATGGTTCCGAGACGAGTCGCACCTCTGAGCAGGGCCGTCCCGACCCCCTGCCTCCGGTATGGAGACTTCACGTAGACCCAGACGCAGTCGTCAGGACCAACATGTACGGCGTAGCCGATGATTTCTCCCGGCACATCCTTGAACTCGGCCACGGTGTACACCGTGTCGCGCCACATCTCGATGGCGGTCCAGTAGTCCTCCATGCCGTTGAAGAACGTCTCGAAGGTGACGGCGTTGCGGTCGACCTCGTTCTTCCAGAGGCACGAGCGCCAGGAGTCGCGCACGAAGTTGCGCTCGTTCGGCTGAAGCGGTCGGATGACGAGGCTCACTTCTTCTCCTTCTCCGTGGGGGGCGGGTCGTAGTCGATGTTCGTCAGGACTGCTCGATGGTGCGGCGAGCCGAAGCTGACGTCGGCCGGCGGTAGGCGTTGAAATACGTACACGGCGCCGTCCTTCATGTGCTCGGACGCCTCGATGCTCGTGTTGGACAGGACTCGTGTGAGGTAGCCCTCGGCGTCCGCCGTGTGGCCGAGTCGGAAATCCATGCGCCCGTACCTGACGAACGCGTTTCGGAGAATCTGCTCGCGAACTGCCGCGTCCCACGCGCGGTCGAACTCGGCCACGCTCCAACCGGGCTGCGTCGCCAGCAACGGAACCAGACGACAACTCAGCCGGTGCGGCTCGGACGAAGAGTGCACACCACACGCGGCGCAGTAGCCCTCGACGTCGCACTCGAGATGCTCGATGAGCCACTCGCGCAGTCGCACCGCCTCCGTCACGAACGCCCACGCGTCCGCCACGTCGTCACGCCCAGCCATCCGAAGCGCGTCAAGTGCCACCGCCATCGCGTCGCTCATCCTTCCTCCATGTCGTAGGGCGCGAAGTCCTGAAGCGCCGGCTCGGGCTCACCATCTACGAGTTGCGCCTCTTCCTCGACGCGCACCAGGCGCTCGAGCTCCTCGTCGCTCATGCTCTTCAGCCGCGCCATCGCCTCGGCTTCCTCTTCGGCCTTGACGACCTCGGTCGCGGCGACCGCCTTGCCGTGCACGAACTCGAAGTAGCTCTTCGCCGCCTCGAGCATCGTCGACACGTTGGGCACCTGCGGCTCGGAGAGCACCTTCTCGCCGGTGGGCAGCGTCACCTCGGTCTGCATGGCCTCGCCGCGGGCGATGCGCTCGATGATGTCGAGCATGTCGGCGCCGTCGTTCGAGCGGAGCCGGGCGTAGTGCTTCCAGTTCTTCCTCGGCCCTCCTCGGTCGAGGTGTCGATGGGCGATGCGGCCTTCCGCGTCGCGGACGACGGCGAACGGGCCGCTCTTCTCCATCGACTTCGTCAAGGCTTCTTCTCCGTGTGCGGCGGCTTCGGCTCGGGGTACTTCTCGCGCAGGCGCACGGACGCGGCGTCGACGATACCCGACCAATCCGCCGTGTGCCTGGGCGGTCGGTCGTCGGTCATCTTGCCGCACAGCTCCGCGTCGCGCACGACGGCGAAGCAGGCCATGGCCTTGACGAGGTGGGGCACGCCGCTGTCGGGGTCGATGTCCTCTCCCTCCCACCATCGCCAGAGGTGTCGCATGGCGGCGTCGAAGTAGGTGGAGGCTCGCACGCCCGAGACGCGCCAGTTGTGACGGCCGTACTTGAGGGCGCCCTCGAGCAGCGCCAGGCCGAGCTCGTAGAGCACCGGGCCGGGGATGGCCTGAAGGGGCGCCTTCTTGTCGGCAAAGGCGGCCTTGGGGTTCGTCTCTTTCGTGAGCGGGTCGCGGAGGCTCATGCTGCCACCGTAGCGTACTTCGGTGACGATGTCAAGTCCTTGACTCTTTCACAGGCTGGCGTTGACACCATGGACGGACTCGGGTCCGGGAAATGGGTTTCCGCAATAAGCTGGTTTCCATACTGACCAGTACGCAATTGCAATTGCAACTCGGCCAAGTGTTGCAACTGCAACTCGGGGTTTCCGCACGAAACCGATTTCGGAAATTGACCGGGGCCGGAAATCGAGTTTGGAAATTGGCTGAAAACCAATTTCAAAAATTGGCTAGTACGTGGATGGGGTAGTTGCAAGAACCATGCCAACCCCCCACCTGGAGTCGAACCCAATAATATCAAGGGGTTAGAGCTCTAGAAATTCCCCAATAAATCCAGGGCCTTACAAGGCTGGCACGAGGGTTGCACGTTAACTGATTAACATCAATGATATCAACGGGTTGCGATTCCATGCCAGTCCAGGATGGTGGACTGGCAAGGCCTTTGCACAACTGCAAGCCCCATGCCCAGCTCGTTATTGACTGACGAGTCACTGACGAACGTTCGTTAATGACTGGATATTCAGCCAGGAAATAGGGCTTGACATGAATGAAATCAAGGACTTGCATCCGTTAGTGAATATCTGGTCAATAACGCACCGCGTCATGGCCATTATTGACTGACGGGTCACTAACGAACGTTAGTCAGTGACTGACGGGTCAGTAACGCGATGCGTCGAAGGTGCCCCAAAATGGACCACCCTAGCCCAATGTGTGGGGTCCACACCACACCTGAACAGTGGGAGCTCGGCTCGAGGTGTGGGGTCCACCCCCCAAAGTGTGGGGTCCACCCCACAGAATGTATGGTCACGTATGGTCATTCTTAACGCATCGCGTTGCAAATCTCGTAAATCCCCAGGCATTGCGCACACTTGCGCAGTCGCCGCGCGACCCTCATAGTTAGTAGTGTGTGAGGAGTTAGAAGATTAGTATGTAGGATATTATACTACATAGCGTGTATACGCGTAGAGTGTTGACGCGTTTTTCGGTGATGGTCGCCTGGCGGCCTCGCAACCATGCGCAATCGCTCAGGAATCACCCAAAAACGCCTTTCTTTCTAAGCCGCTCGCGCGTGCACGCCGCACAATAGCGCCCGCAACCTATCGGATTGATTGAGCTCTAGCTCGGTTTTTGACGCATCGCGTTAGCAAATAAAGGACGCAACAGTGTTGACGCCCAGCCGATAATGGTGCATATTGGGTTTGCGGGGATTCCCCCCGCGCCAATGGGAGGATGCACACATGCAAACCATCGAAAACACGCGCGTCTATCACGGACCCACCGAATCATCTCAGGACATCGCCCTTGCTGGCGCGTTGCTCAGTCGCATGCCCGAATGGCCGCGCTGGGAACGGCTTGGCGATGTTCAAGCTACGCTGGCCATCGCGGAGGACGCCAACGGCTTGCGCAGCTACCTGAGGCACGTTTCGGACCTCACGGGGGGGTCGCTGTGAGGGCCGGAATCAGGGCTGCAGCCGACGACGCGCGCAAGCGCAAGACGGAAGAGCGTGCCGTGAGCGCCTACGAAAAAGCACGATTCGCTAGGGCTGTGCGCCGCCTCGCGTATCGACAGAATAGGCTTGTCGTCGTTCGCTTCAATGGTCGGCTGCAAATCGTCGTCAAAAAGACGGTAGCCGACGCGGCAGACCTCGTAGCCCGCATCGCTGCAGCCCGATGTGGGCGCGTAGTAGTCGTGCTGTAATCACGCTTGACCCTCGTAAGGGGTCCCATGTAGCACCTACACACGCATCACAAGGGAGAACACATGCCACGCTACGACAAGCCCATCTTCACTTTCGAGAATGCCAAGACCACCAAGGGCGAAAGCCTTGGGTGGGTGACCGCAATCCGCTACCTCGCGCCTGCTACCGAAGCACGCGACACGAACCACCCCGCGCTCAACACCTGCCCGAATGCAGGCGCATGCGCGAGTGTGTGTCTCTACACGGCAGGTCGCGGCGTGTTTGCGACGACGCAGCGGGCCCGCATCGCCAAGACTCACCATCGGTGGACTCAGCGTGAGGCCCACCTGGCGCAGATGGTTGACGAAATCCTTGCAGCAAAGGTCAAGGCGGACAGGACGGGAATGAAACTCGCCGTGCGCGTCAACGGTACCTCCGACCTTCCGGGCGATGCGCTGGAATTGGCGCGCACGTTTCCGTCAATCCAATTCTACGACTACACAAAACTAACGGGAACGCTTAAACGTCGCGACCTTCCTAGCAACTACAGTCTGACCGTGTCGTATGACCCCATCACGGTACCTCTGCACAAGGTCACGCCGCTGTTGGCGCGCGGGGTCAATGTCGCGGTCGTTTTCGCTACCTCGAAGGCAGGCGACCTCCCGAAAACGTGGTGTGGCTTTCCTGTGCTCGATGGTGACGAGCACGACCTCCGATTCCTGGATGCCCCGGGTCACGTCGTTGGTTTGCGCGCGAAGGGCCCCGCTCGCAGGCGTGACGAAAGTGGCCGCTTTCCAGCGTTCGTCGTCGAGGTCGACCGATGAAGATTACTCCTGCAGTGCTCAGAGGTACGCCAGCGACCCACTGCGCCAATGGTCGCGAGGTCCGAACGATGCTGACGGTCGTGGAATCGTGCGGTCCCCTGTACCTCACCAAAGCGCCGAAAGCCGCATGGAAGCGCCTGAAGCTTTCGCGAAGGTTTCAGCTGACCACCGAATGCGGTCTGAAGATTGCGGAGTCGGATGACCTCGACATGCTGAGAGACTTGGCGGTTGACGTCATTGGCCGCATGCCTGCAGACTTTCCGTGGGGCGCGAGTGTCGCGGCCCTTCTGACCGCAAAGAATGCCGTTGACTTGGCGGCGCGTAAACCAATCGCAGAGCGAATCAGCACCCTGACCGTCGCTGGAATCCTCGCGTCGTGACTCACCAGCCCGTAGCGTCACCCACGGTAGTCGCGACCCGTGCGGGCCTTGCACCAATGCAGAACACACAAGGGAGATAGACAATGCCTAGCACCTACATCGTTGTTCACGACTCACCCGGTGGGACCGTATACCCTACCGACACACGGGAGGAAATCGCTCTAGCAATCGACGCGCTACGAGCGAACGGAGAGGAATCGGCTCGGGTTTACGCGGGCGACCCGGACTGCCCAGAGTCGTACGCGAACGGTCAGACACTCTACGTGCCGCCACCCGTTGCTACGTGCGAGGTGTGCGACGGTAGAGGGTTCACGGGCTTGTCCTACGGACCCGAAACCGCATGCCGCGCGTGCATCTAACACCCTTTGACCGGGCAGGGTGACGGGCCCGGTCCCAAGCAGCACCCAACGCAGAACACACAAGGGAGAACACATGCAAACCCACTACATCGTCCGTATCAGCAGCGCGCCCGTTAAAGGCAGGGCCCGTCGCTTTGCTAGCAGGTACATTCGCCTAGCGGTCTTGGAGGTACCAGAAGGCGTGACGAGCGTTCCAGCCATCGATGTGCGCGGTCGAAACGTCGTACGCATCGTCCACACTTGGGGATTCCGCCGTGCGCTTCACTTGGGAAAGACTTCGCGGTCTGTCGGCCAGATGGCAATCGCGAGTGCGGAGCGCATGGCCGCAAGGCTTAATCGTCGCGCGATGCGGCGTGCGCTGGCGTCGTTTGACCCCTGCATTTGACCGCGCTTTCGTGCCGCTTCCAGCGACAGGCCTTGTAAGCCCTTGATTTTACTAGAGCTAGTACAATCAAGGGCTTGCTAACCCATTGATTTCACTGGGCCTAGCAATATCAACGACTTACGTCTGGCACAAGATTCGCGCCAACTCGAGCTCGGGGCGACCCCCCGCCCCGGCTTTTGCAACTCCAAAAATTTTTGCCCTGCCGAAATTTTTGCCCTTGACACGACGGGGCGAGCACTACATGCTGGTGACACAAGGGAGGAGAACCATGCAGAACCATGAAGGCAGAGCCGTGACGACCACCCGCTCCGGTGGTATGCCCTAGCCATGCTCGTCACGCTCTTCACCAGCGAAGCCGACGCCCAGGGAGTGCGCGTCGACCTCCAAGATTTTTTGGCCCTCGAGGCCATGCTCTCCGAAGTCGTCGTCAGCCCCCAGAAGATGGGCCAGCGGGGCTGGTCGCCGGCGACGTTCCAGGGCGACTACCGACGCAAGGAGCACGTCGAGGGCGTCTCGTGCCTCGTGCTCGACGTCGACACCGCGGAGCTGCCCACCATGCCTGCGGGCCTGCGATGGTTCGCCCACCGCACGTTCTCGGGCCACTGGCGCCTCGTGCTCGAGCTGACCCGCCCCTACCGAGCCGAAGAACACACCGCCCTTCGCCGAGCCGTCATGGCCGAGTACGGCATCGACGAGCGGCTGGGGCCCAGCCAAGCGGCCGACCCGAGCCGCTTCTACTTCGGACCGTGCGTGCCAAGTCCGGAAATTTTTGAGGTCCGCCGAGGTGATGGCGGGCCGCTCGACGTCGACGCATGGGTTGACACCACGCCCGACGCTGCTACCGTTGAAACATCAGCCGCGTCCACATCGGAACGCGCCGAGGGCCCCGCCGTAGCCCCTCCCTCTGCGGCGGGGTCCTTGCTTTCCGATGTCGCGGTCGACCTGGAACCCGTCGCCAAGGCCGCCAAGGAAGCCCGAGGCGCGAAGCCCGAGAGCCGCGCGACCCTGTCCGCCATCGCGAGCGGTCTGTTCGCCCCGAAGCCCGGCGAGCGCGACAACGAACTCCACCGAGCCGCGGCGTGCGTGGCGGCCCTGCTCGAGCCCGCGCCCACCGAGGAGTACGCGCGGGGCTTGGGCCAGCTCATCGTCGCTCGCATGGGGGACGCCGCTCTTCCCGAGGGTGGAGATTTTTGGCTTGACAAGTGGATGTTCTCGTTCAAGCGAGCGCTGGAGGGCAGGCTCGAGCGCGAGAAGCGCCGCGTCGAGATGGAGAAGGCGCTGTTCCCTGCCGGCCAACATCCCAAGAGCCAGCACCCGAAGGACGAGACGCCGAGCGTCCAGGCCGGCGAGGCCGACGACGGGTGGAAGAGCCAGCTCATCAAGAAGGAAGTCAAGGGCGTGGTGTACCTCCAGCCCGTGGGCCGAAACGTCGAGCTCATCCTGCGCCACGACCCGCGGCTGAGCGATTTGGTCTGGAACTCGGTCGAGATGCAGCCGGTATGGCGCTCGGGGCCGCTCAAGGACGCGCCGGTCGACAGCCTGGACACCGCCCTGAGCAACTGGCTGGTGGCCAGCGAGTACAACCTGAACGTGGGGGCGATGCTTTGCGCCTCGAACGTCTACCTCGTCTCGCGCCAGAGAATTTTCGACCCGGTGAAGGAGTGGCTTGAGGGGCTCCAGTGGGACGGCGTGCACCGCTGCCACCGGCTCATCGAGCACTACTTCCAGGTCGAGAAGGACCAGGGCAACCACCGCTACATGGCGATGGTGTCCGAGAAGTGGCTCATTGGCGCCGCGGCGCGGGGCTTGAGGCCCGGCAGCCAGATGGACACGACGCTCCTGCTCGCCGACGACGGCCGCGGGGGCCTCATGAAGACGACCTTCGCGCGCATCCTCGGTGGCCCGTGGTACGGCACGCTCGACGCCCACATCGACAAGGACGCGCTTCAGAAGGTGACGGGGAAGTGGATTGTCGAGTTCGCGGAGATGGCCACGCACCGCCGCACCGACAAGGAGCGCATTCGCGGCTTCCTCACCGACACGGTCGACCGCTTCCGACCGCCCTACGGTCGCGTCGTTCAGGAGTTCCCCAGGCGATGCGTCTTCGTGGCCACGTCGAACGATGAGACGCCCATCACGGATGCGATGGGGGCTCGGCGGTACTGGCCGGTGCGCATCAGCAAGCCGCTGCTCCGCGACGAACTCGAGGCAGACAGGGAGCAGCTCTTCGCGGAAGCCGTGGCGAAGTACCGCGCCGGCGAGCAGTGGTGGTTCACCGGCGAAGAGGAGGCCATCGCGGCGGAAGAGCGGGGCCTGATGACCGAGACGGGCGCCATCGCCGAGGCCATCTGCGAGTGGGTGAGGCAGATGCCGCCCGACAAGCGGCCGGAGACGGTCAGCTTGCAGGAATTTTTGGCGGGGAAGATGATGCTCATGCCGCAGGAGGTCGCGCGGGTGTCGAAGACCGTGGCGCTCGACCTGCGGGCGATGGGGTTCCATCGCGTGCGGAGGAACAACCTGGTGGTGTGGTTGGTGCCCGAGAAGGTGCGGTACTTCGGGATGACGAAGGGGGAAGTACTTGGGAGGACGACGTGAAAATCTCACCGACGAGCGTCGAGGCGTTCGACAGCACCACCGCGTTCGGCTGCGAGCGGAAGTGGTGGTTCAAGTACGTGGCCAAGGTGCCCGACCCGGGCACGAGCAACCAGAAGCTGGGGACGGACCTGCACGCCGCGGTCGAGCGGTTCCTGCTCAAGGGAGCGCCTGGCGAGATGGCTCCAGACGTCGCGCGGCTCTTCGTCGGCATCAAGCCGGAGGTCATCCGAGTGCGCGAGGAGGGCTTCGTCGACCTGGAGCGCCCCATCGACTTCGAGCTCGCGCCGGACATCCGTGTGGTGGGTCGAATCGACGTGGTGCGCAAGGAGGGCCCGCTCGACTGGAAGACGACGAGCGACCTGAAGTACGCGCCCACGCCGTTCAAGCTGGCGCAGTCGACGCAGATGCTCCTGTACTCGGCGTGGCAGGCCGAGGAGTGCGCCATGCCGAGCCAGGTGACGCACGTCTACGTGCAGACCAAGGGCCAGCCCATCGCGCAAAGAATCGACGCGAACATGACGAGCGCCCGCTTGACAGAGGGCCGAAACCGAATTATTAATCTCGTGAGCCGAATGGAGGCGGCCGAGAAGTCGAAAGTGGAGGACCTCCCCCGCAGTCCAGAGAAGTGCTTCCGGTGTCCCTACAAGGACATCTGCCCCGCTGACAAGGAAACCATCATGCTCGCAACTGACCGTCTTCGTGCTCGTCTCAACTCCACCGCTGCCGCTCCGGCCGCCCCCGCGCCGCAGGCCGTGACGCCGCCCGACGCCCCCGCGCCGGTCAAGAACTTCGAGCGCAAGCTCGAGATTCAGACCGAGGCGCCCGCTGCCCCGCCACCGCCTCCGGCCGCTCCCGCGCCAGTCGAGACGCCCGCGCCGGCTCCGGCCCAGGCCGAGGCCCCTCCGGTGGCCCCGAAGCGCGGCCCCGGTCGTCCGCCGGGCTCGAAGAACAAGCCGAAGGAGCCGACGACCGAAGAACTCATCGCCGCGCAGGGCAGCCCCGCAGTCAACGCCATCGTCTTCCGCAGCGTCACGGTGGCGATGACGGGGAAGCTGAACATGGGGCACTACCAGAGCCTCGACATCCACGTCAGCCAGACCGCGGACTACTCGGGCGACCCGAACGAGGCGTTCATGAAGCTGACCGACGTCGTCAAGAAGCAGCTCGACGCCGCGCTCGAGGGCGTGGCCGGCCGCACGGTCCAGGCCCCCGTCCCCGCCGAGGTCCTCGGGAGCACGAAGCGGTGAACCTTCTGAAGCTCCTCCAGAGCCGTCTTCAAGGGCCGGCCGCGACGCCGACACCGAAGCCCGCCGTCTCGATGCCGACGCCGCCGCCGGTCCCACGAGAACTCGAGCGCATCAAGAGCCTGCCTCGGAGGCAGCCTCCGCGCACGGAAGAGCTTCAAGAACTCGCTGCGGCGTACAAGGCCCGCCTCGGCATCGAGGGCGGAATCTGTCAGTGCATGTCGAAGTTCCACCGGCCGTGCTGCTCGAGCCTGCTCCCGGTGCAGGCCTGGGCGCTCCACGAGGCTCAGGAGAATGCGGGACTGCTCGGTCCTATCGGCGTCGGCCACGGGAAAACCCTCCTTGACCTGCTCTCGGCGATGGTCGTCAAGTGCCGCGTTGCGGTGCTGTTCCTGCCGCCGAACCTGAAGCGCCAGCTCCTCGAAGTGGACTGGCACTACTACGGTCAGCACTGGAAGCTGCCGAATTTGGTCGGCGGGAAGTTCCAATACCCCGGCCGACCGCTACTCCACGTCGTGGCGTTCTCGGAGCTTTCGGGCGCGAAGAACTCCGACATCCTCGAGCGGCTCCAGCCAGACCTCATCATCATCGACGAGGCGCACAGCCTCGCCAACGCCACCGCAGCGCGCACGAAGCGGTTCGGTCGCTTCCTCCGTCAGCACCCGAGCACGAAGGTGCTGTGTTGGAGCGGCACGCTGACGAAGCGCAGCTTGCTTGATTGGGCCCACTTGTCCGCCGCGGCATTGAAGCAAGGCTCACCGGCCCCGCTCGATTACCCGACGCTCGAAGCCTGGGCGAGCGCGCTCGACCCAAGCGACTTCCCGTCCCCGGCCGGCGAGCTGACGAAGCTGTGCGAGCCCGGCGAGACGCCGCAAGAAGCCTTCTCCCGCCGAGTGCTGCTCACCCCTGGAGTCGTCTCAAGCGGAGACGCGCAGGCCTGTCAGGCGTCGCTCGTCATCACCGAGCGGAAGATTCAAGCCCCGCCAGAGGTGCAGGTCCGCCTCGATGCCGTGGTGGAGATGTGGCAGCGCCCCGACGGCGAAGAGCTCATCGACCCGCTCTCGGTGGCGCGCTGCGCTCGCGAGGTGTCCTGCGGTTTCTGGTACCGGTGGCGGTGGCCCCGCGGCGAGCCCAAGGAGGTCATCGAGAAGTGGCTCGAGGCACGCAAGGCCTGGAACAAGGAGCTTCGCGACAAGCTGAAGCAGTCGAAGACGTGGATGGACTCCCCGATGCTCTGCGCTCGCGCGGCCATTCGCTGGTACGACGGCTTCGCGTGGCTCGACGAGGCTGGTGTGCGACATGTCGTCGCTCCCGAGACGCCGTCGAACATCGAGAAGCACCCCATCTGGCGCGCCGAGACTTTCCCGAAGTGGCGAGAAGTGAAGGATTCTGCGAGTCCCGTCACGGAAGGTGTGTGGTTCTCCGACTTCCTCGTCGACGACGTGGTGACGTGGCTCGAGGAGAAGCCTGGGCTGGCGTGGTACGAGAGCGACGCTTTCGGCGTGCGGGTGATGCAGAAGGCTCGCGAGCGCGGCGTGCCGGTGGTGCACTGTGGGCCGGGCGACGAGGGCGCTGGGGCGGTGCTGAAGCTGACGGGGAAGGAGCGGGCGTTGCTCACCATTCGCAGTCACGGCACGGGGAAGAACCTTCAGATGTTCAACCGCAACCTAGTGGCGAACCCGCCGAGCGGCGGCGCGGAGTGGGAGCAGCTCCTGGGCCGCACGCACCGTCAGGGGCAGGTGGCCGACGAGGTGACGGTCGAGGTGTACCGCCACACGCAGCCTTTCCGCGAAGCCATCGAGACGGCTCGGGAACTGTCGGCGTACATCCAGGGCGCGTTCGGCGCTACGCAGAAGCTCGTCACCAAGGCGACGTGGGGGTTCTGATGGCGGCGTACTACAACGAGTTCGACCCGTACGCGGCGCAGTGGCTCACCAACCTCGTCGAGGCCGGCCACATCGCACGAGGGCAGGTCGATTCCCGAAGCATCCTGGAGGTCACCCGTGAGTCTGTTGGAGCTGCTACGCAAGCGCACTTCTTCGCCGGCATCGGAGTCTGGAGCCACGCGCTCCGACTCGCCGGATGGCCCGACGACCGGCCCGTCTGGACCGGCTCCTGCCCCTGCCAGCCTTTCTCCGTCGCCGGCCGACGCAAAGGCACCGACGACGAGCGACACCTCTGGCCCGAGTGGCGTCGCCTCATCGCCGAGTGCCTCCCTCCAGTCGTCTTTGGAGAGCAGGTTGCGAGCGCTGACGGCCGGGCGTGGTTCGACGCTGTACGCGCTGACCTGGAAGCACTGGGCTATGCCGTCGGGGCTGCCGATTTGTGCGCTGCGGGCGTCGGCGCCCCGCACATCCGCCAGCGACTCTACTTCGGCGCAGTCCGGCTGGCCGACGCCGACGCGACAGGACGGGGCCTCGTCGGGCGTGGCGGGCTACCCGAAGTCGGACACGCACCACTCCGGCACGACGCTGGCGGACGCGGCGCGGCTCGCGGGCTGGGCGACACCGGCGGCGCACGAGCCGGGCGGGACGCCGGAGCAGGCCCTCGAGCGCAAGAAGGGACTGCCGTGCGGGCAGTCGGTGACGCATCTCTCGCACCAGGCCCAATTCGCGGGCTGGGCGACGACGACGACGAGGGACTGGAAGGACACGCCGGGCATGGCCAAGACGGGCACCAACCCGGACGGGACGCAGCGCAGCCGCATGGACCAACTCCCACGTCAGGCTTTTGGAGCGACCCGGATTGGGTCCTCTGCCGAGACAAGCCCGTCAACAAGTGGCGGCCAGTTGAACCCGGCACATTCCCGCTGGCTCATGGGGCTCCCGCCCGAGTGGGACCTGACGGCTCCATGGAAACGCAACCGAGGGTCGGGAAGCTGAGGGCCTACGGGAACGCCATCGTCTCGGAAGTCGCGGCGACGTTCGTCCGCTCCATGATGGACGTGCTTGACACCGGCCTCAAGAGTAATTAAACAAGCCGTGCCCCATCTCGGGGCCGAATCGAAAGGAAAGAACGATGAGCGCGTGGGACCTGATTGGCAAGGCGAGTGCGACGAAGACCGGAACCCCCTTCTCTCCCGGCACCAAGGGTGAGGCGGTGGTGCTGGCACTGCGGCAGTTCACGAGCAACAACGGTGAGGGCGAGATTCTCGTCCTGGAGTTCGCCATCCACAAGAGCGAGAAGAAGAGCGACAAGTACGTCAAGGACATGAGCACCGGAGAGCTGGCCGACGTCCTCGTCCAGAGCTCCGGCACGAAGGTTTCGAGTCTCTACATGCTGTCGAAGCACAAGGCGGCGCCGGGAGCCGCGAAGGCGGCCATCCTGGCCATCAACGACACGAGCGAGGAGTCCTGCACTCCCGAGCAGTTCGCGCAAATCGTCGAGCTCTGCCGAGTCGACGACGGGCGCGCGCTCCACGGCGTGAAGGTCGCGTTCGACGTCCACACGAAGCTGACCCGCGCGAGCAAGAAGACCATCCACCCCGTGCAGTTCTCGGGCATGGGCGCGGCGAACACCGACGCCAGCATCGACGAGATGATGAAGCTCTACCCTCGCTGACCAGAGGCGCGTGGCCCCGGCGACACGGGGCGCTTTGAGTGCGGGGTTGAGGAGTGGCTCCTCAGTGGACTCATAATCCACGCCAGGCCGGTTCGATTCCGGCCCCCGCGATTGGAGGCACCATGGCAGCCGAGCCGTACTACTCGACGAGGGCGAAGTTCCACGCCGACCCGAAGGCCCAGAAGCTCCTTCGCCAGTTCATGAGCAACAAGGGCGAGGGCGGCGGCGCTGGCAAGTCGTCGGAGTTCCGTGCGGGGTACGTGTACGCCTTCGAGCTGTCGGAGACGCAGAAGCGCGCGGTCGACGCGCTGCGGAAGCAGTACGAGGGCCTGGAGCTGCATCAGGCCATCGACCTGGTGTTGAGCGCAGAGATGAAGTGAACCAGCAAAGGGAGGCATCGTGACGCCAGAAGAAGCGAAGCTGTTCGTCGACAAGGTGCAGGCCGGCTACCCGGTCAGCCGAGAGGACATCGAAGCCGCAGCGCAGTGGATGCGCGTCCGGCTCGAGCGCAAGGAGCGCGACCGCTATGACGCGGAGAGGCGGGCGGCAGAGGCGAGGAGGCTTGGCCATGTCCGATGACCGCCTCGTCTTCAAGATGCGTGGCATCATCGCCGAGCTGGAGCGCGAGAACGTGAAGCTCCAGCGACGCCTCCTCGGCAACCTCGTCGTCATCGAGGACATGGCGAGCGTGGCCTGCGCCACCGTCTTCGGCCTGGCGCTCGCCAACCCTGAGCTCGACACCTCGCTCGTCGACATGACCGACGCCGAGGTCCAAGAGGCCATCCGCATCCGCTACGAAAGCCTGCCCAAGCCGAAGTCGGGGGAGTAGTCCATGCCAGTCGCGTTCGATTTCGAGACGTGGCTCATTCAGCCAGGCGTCCTGAACCCCCCTATCGTCTGTGGGGCCTTCTTCGACGGAGAGACGACCCCGCTGCTCGAGCAGCGCCCCGAGGCGCTCGAGCGCGTCCGGCACATCCTCATGACGCCAGAGATGGTCATCGGCGCCAACGTCGCCTACGACTTCGGGTGTCACCTGCGCCACTACCCCGAGGACTTCGCGCTCGTCTGGAAGAAGTACGACGAGGGCAAGGTCTTCGACATCCTCATCGCTTGCACCCTCAACGCCATCGC